GGATTGTATGCACAAACCAACAACGCAGATGCTAGGCGACTACAAACACGTCTAAGAAGTTTGGAAAACGCAGACATCAAAGATGCTGGTGCAATACAGGCAGTGGTCTCACAACTGCGTGATGCTCTAGGTGGTGTTGCCAGAGGTGCAAACTTGCGCAGTCTTGGACAAAGAGTGATTGCTGAAACAGTAATGAGATTTGATGGTGCATTCTCAGGTGGTCGTGCCAAGAGGCGAAACATAAAAAAGTTTGAATATGCTGGTGGTGTAATAGAAACATCAAGACCGTTCTGTGAAGACCTAGCAGGTGCAGTTTTAACAGAAGAAGAAATCTATGATATATGGAACAGTGAATCATGGGGTGGCAAAGAACCAGGCGATCCTTTTGTAGTAAGAGGTGGATACAACTGTAGACACTTTTGGGTGCCAGTGCCAGATGATGAATAACCAATAAATACTTGGACGCAGGTTATAAGGCGTCAGCACTATAGGAGCAAACATGAAAGCATATAGAAAAAAAGGCAAGGGCGGTAAGAAAAAATAAGTGATTCACCTGTATAACAGAACAAGTCACAAAAAAACAACCAAAACTACCCCCTATACAAGGTCTTGGCATAAATAAAGTTATAACCAACAACGCAGAGGATAGATACTTCTGCGTTCTTTACTCATAGGAGGATCCGCAACATGGACGGTAATACCATGGAAAACAGTCAGGTCACTGATACCAACGAGACTCAAACAACAGAAAATCAGGCCGCAGTCGAAACCAAGTATTATACACAGGAAGAGTTTGACAGACACATGAGTGGAATGCGCAAAAGCATTGAAGCAAAGTTTGAAAAACAATTTCATGAACTTGGGGATCTAAACGAACTCAAACAACTCAAAGTCAATGCTGAAAAAGCCAAGACTGACGAGGCTCTTAAAAAAGGCGAGTTTGAGAAAGTATTACAAGAGATGGCTGCAAAAAAGGATGCTGAAATACAGAAAAGAGATCAAGTGATCAAGTCATACAAAATAAACTCACCACTGATTGATAGTGCCAGTAGATATCGGGCAGTAGCACCAGAACAAGTGAGAAGTTTGTTGAATGATCAAGTAAGACTCAACGATACTGGCGATGTAGAAGTCGTAGACAACACAGGCACAGTTCGTTATTCGGATTCAGGAACACCTTTGGGCGTTGATGATCTGGTAAAAGAGTTTTTGGAAAAGAATCCACATTTTGTCTCACCAGCACCCAGCACAACCAATACAAAGAACGCCACTGGCAACTATAGCCAAGGTGCGTTTGATGTAAGCAAGTTGGACATGAAAAATCCAGCACATAGAGAAAGATTTAGACAGGCCAAAGCAGAAGGCTTGCTCTAATCTAATGCCTAACAACTACAGGGAGACATTCTGATGGCAAACAACACAACTATCAACTCCGAACTGTTTACAAACCTGCTTGCGGAAGCACAATTCGCAGCATATGAAAACAGTATTGCGAGACAAATCGTCACCCCATTTGACTATCCAGCAAATGCGGGTAAGATCCTACAAGTGCCAGTATACAGTGCTGTCACAGCAGGACCATTAACTGAAGGCACAGCACCTTCAGCAGCAGACACAAACACAACTTCAGTGAACATCACCTTAGGTGAAATTGGTACATACTTCCAAGTCACTGACATGTTGCGTGACAGTGCAGAAAGAGATGTTATTGCAGATCTTGGCGCACAAGCCGGCCGTGCTATTGCAGAAAAAATGGACACAGACGTGTTCGCACTATTCAACTCATTCACCAACAGTGTGGGTGTTGAAGATGGTGCAATCACAGTTGACAACATTTTTGAAGGCGTTTCAAAATTGCGTGAGAATAAAGTGGTGGGACCCTTGTCCTGCGTTCTTTCCCCACGCCAAGCACTACAACTGAAAAAAGAACTAGCAACAACTGGTGGTGCAAACCTAACAGCCAGTGAAATTGGTTCAAGTGTATTACGTCAGTATTACATTGGTTCAATTGCTGGATGTCAAGTGTTTGAAAGTGCTCTTGTAAAACAAGACCTTGACACAGATGGCGATACAGAACTAAATGCTGTAGGTGCTATCTTTGCTCCAAGTGCAATGGCTCACGTAATGCGTGGTGGCGTTAGCATGGAAACACAAAGGCAAGCAGCCGCAAGAGCAGAAGACATCATGATGAGTGCTGTCACTGGTCAAGCAATCTTGCAAAACGTCCACGGTGTAAAAATCGTAGGCAGTGCAACTGACTAAGGAAAAATAGCAGCATGGCCTTTATTATAGAAAACTCAGAGACAATCTCTTTCGCAGAATATTCAGATGTGAAGAGTGCGGATCAAACACTATTAAGTGGTAATGAAGGCCTCACTGACGATGTAGTTGAAACGGCACTAATCAGAGCAACGGAACGCATCCTAACACAGATGCGTTCCAGCACCTGGTGGCGCACATACTGGCTACAACGTTCACAAACAAGTATCCGCACAGTTGCTGATATTCCCCCTCTTGATGCAAGTCGTATCAAGGATAGACAAAATGATTTTACAGATCTTTGTGTGTATCATGCATTGGCAGAAATCATACTCCCGCAGATTGCAAACTTTGGAGATGAAGGAGACAATGACAGAGGAAAAATGGGATATTACCAAAACAAAGCAGATAGAATGTTTGATGAACTGATTGTGGCTGGTGACTGGTATGACTTTGATGATGACGATACTATCGACGCAACAGAGAAATCACCAGGCTATGCAAACTTGAGAAGGGTTAGATAATGAGAGAATCTATACTTGAACTGCTATACGGTATACCACTTGGGACATTCCAGGTCAGCAAAGAACTGCCCTATGATGAAACAGGTGTGGCATTGTACACACGCAATCCAAAGACCATATATGTAGATTTTGAAGTAGAAGAATCTTTACCATTGTTTATCACTCTTGATAGGGCTGATATCAACACCACAACTTCATCAGTTGCGGTCTATTTTTCCACTGATGCAAAACAAATTCCACCTAACTTGAACGCAATGATCACAGCAATAAAAGGTTTGAAGATGCAAATCTCTGACCCTGGTGCCAACAGACGAGAAGTCGTCCACAGCACTGAATATGTTGGTGATTTGTTGACAATCACAGTGGAGTTTAGATTTACTAGGATAACATAAAAGGAAACTATCATGGCATATATCTATCCAGCACCAGGCGTCAGCAATGTTGAAACAACACTTACTATAAGTGTTGCCAGCAATGGATCTGACACTGGCACAGCAATTCCGGCTTTACAGGATATTACGGTGAATGCTGCCAACGATGTTTTCACTTGGACACAACTAGATCAAGGATCTAAACTGCAAATTGCTACAACAGCAACCAACAGTTTGGGTATGAACCTTGTGCTAGATGGAACAACTTTCTTTGGAACAGTTGGTTCAGGTGGGGCAACAGCAGCAGAACTAGGCATATTTGGTGCGTCAACAGACAAAACCAAAATTGCATTTGACTTATACTTAGGCGACAATGACGACGGAACAGCCGGTAAAACTCTTTCAGGAGAGGGATACATCACAGGCTTGGCTCCAACAGTGTCAGCAGACGCACCAGTATGGGTTTCACCTATCACAATCACCGTTGACGGTGATTACACCGTGGCATAAGTCAGGGCGTGAGGGCGTATATGGGGGATAACACCCCCATATATCCGCCAAACACTAAATACACATAGATGAAAAGGTAGCAGATAAATGGGTGTCTTAGATGACAAAACAGATACACAACTAGGTCAAAGCATAGTAGCAGAATTGGCCAAAGCACAAAATGAAATAAGTTGTGCAAAAAGAGATTTAGAGAAGGCGTCAAACAGAATCACATTCTCACTGGCACTTCAAAATTCAATGATGAATAGAAAAAAGGATGAACAGAAATGAAACTAGGCGATCTCGCAAAGAAACCTCAATTGATCAAAGTAAGCATGGACGACGAGTTCATTGTAAAAGCCTATGGTGAACCCGTGGACTTTTACATGTATGACCGCCAAGACTTGCCAACATACATCAAACTTTCAAAAGTAGAATCAGACAATGACGAACTTCCAAAGTTGATACGCCAACTGGTATTGGACGAAAAGGGCAAACCAGCACTGGCCGCAGACAAGGTTCTAGATGTAGAAATAATGATCAAAGTGATTGAGACAGTGGTAAAAAACTTGGGAAACTTGAAAAACCTGACTTCCGCAACTTAAACGCAGAAGATCAGGTGTTGTTGACCTTGGACTTTATAGCACAGAGATATTCGGTATTGCCAAGTGAACTGATAGCAAAGGGTGATGTAGTGGATTTGAACATAGCAATCATAGGCAGTGAATATGCCAAATGGGTACAGGCAAATCCTGAACTTGCAAAAGCAGGTGCAAACAATCATGGGCTATCACAACTAGAAATGCAAAACGCAATCAATCGTGTTAGGGGGCAAACGTGAGCAAGGGCAACATAGCAAGAAGTTTGAACAAACTAGAATCACGCATAGATGATATTCGCAAGGATGCACACAAGGAGTTTGTGCGAGTCACACCCATAAGAACTGGCAATGCAAGACGCAACACTGATCTCAAAGGCAAAGAGATTCAGGCCAACTATGGTTATGCAGTGAAACTTGAAAAAGATGGTTGGAGTCGTCAGGCTCCACAAGGCATGAGTGAACCCACTATTGATTACGTTAAAACACAGGTTAGAAGGATAGTGGGCTAATGGCTACAATCAAAGACAGATATGTATTAGAAATAGACACCAAAGGTGCAACAGATAATATCAATCGCACCCAAGGCAAACTAGGCGGCCTAGGTGCAGCCATTGGTAGACTAGGTCCACTAGCAGTAGCAGCAGGCGCAGCACTAGGTGGCATGGCAGTGGTAAACGGCATCACTGAAACTGCTGGTGCAATGGATGACATGGTGAAAGCAGCCAGAGAAGTTGGAGCAGCAGCCAGTGAAGCAGACTTCAGCAGATACCAAGAAGTAAGAGAGTTTTTCAACCAAGGTGGTGTTGATGCAAGAACATTTGAAAGAGGTTTGAGACAACTTCAAGCACAAATGACCAAAGCAGCCACAGACGGTACTGGTGCACTCAAAAACAGTTTTGAAGAACTACGTCCAGTGCTAACAGATGCCACAGGTGCATTGCTACAACCACAGGATGCAGTGATCGCACTACAAGCAGCACTCAATGAAGGCAAGATATCACAAGAAGCATTCAACGATGCTATGACTGCGGTAGGTGCCACAGCAGGACCTAAATTTGCAGCCGCAATGGGAGTTGCAGGCGACAGTGCAGCAGACTTGGAAAACGCCATTGCTGGTGTTGCTGAAAATGCTGCATCGTTCACATTGGACGCAGCAGGCAACGCAGAAGACTTCAACGATAGATTACAAGACTTGGGCAACAACTTCACCAAAGTAAAACAAGACTTGGTGAGTGCATTGCTGCCAGCATTGACCACACTTGCTGAAGGTGCATTGAAAATCATACCACCATTGATAGAAAACATTGGTGCAGGACTGCAAAGACTATCACCTGTTTTTGAAGCAGCAGGAGCAGTGATAGCAGCATTCCAACCAGTAGCAGAAGCATTATGGGGTATATTGGGGCAACTGTTTGACATTATTATGCCAATCGTTGATATTGCCTTAACAGGACTGGTAAAAGGTTTTGAACTGGTAGCAGCCGCATTGGAGTTTGTACTCAATGGAGTAAACAGTTTCTTTGAAGGACTTGGCAATGTAAAGCAACTGGTTGCAGACACCACCGACGCAATCATTGGTGGCTTCAAAGACATGGGCGAAAAGATACTTGGATTTGTGACTGCACCACTGGAAGGAATCAAAGGTGCATTCAAAGATTTGTGGGGATACTTGTGGGGCGGAAGTGTTGCCAAAGACATTGTTGAAACAACCAAAGAAGGTTTTGACGACATGGGCACCAGTATGGTTGGCAGTGTTGAAGGTGTTGCTGCCAATATTAGAAACGCATTCTCAAACATCTACAACAGCATACGCAGTGGCCTATCAAGTGCAGTAAACACTGCGTCAACAGGATTTAAAAACGCCATAGGCGGCATTGGTGATTGGTTCTCGGACACATTTGGTGAAGCAGGTGACACTGCTGAAGAAACACGCAAACAGTTGGAAGGTGCACTCAGTGGTGGTATAGACGCAACTCAACTGCAAGGCAGTGCAGATGCAATGAATCAACTTGTAGAAAGCATTGAAGCAAGTGCACCTGGTATGGTATCATACAACAACACCAGTGATTTGTTGAATGCAACACTAGCAGAACAAGGTGAAACACTGGGCGCATTGTTGGAAAACTACACCAACTTGGCAAACGTAAAAACCACACTCAATGAGTTGCAAGTAAATGAACTAGACAGTCTCACACAGATTAGAGACAACATTGCTACCATCACTGGCTTGCTTGGTGACGAAGTTGGCAAACTAGACAGCAAGAATGAAAGTTTAACACTGTTGAATACCACAATGAATGAGAACGAACGCATAACCAAAAGTTTCTATGATGTATTGGCAACAACATTTGACACAATGAGCAAGAGCATTGAGTTGGATACTGCAAAAGCAAGTAGTAGTAATGCATTCAACAGTGCATTGGAAACATCAGGTGATTTTCTCAGCAACTATGCAGATGCACTGCAAGGCTTGATTACATGGACCACAGGGTTAACCACAGACACCAACAACTTGGCAACGGCATTTCAACAAATGGGCAACACCGCAGATGCCGCAGCAAGATCAGCAACGCAGGCAATAGGTCAAATAGAAAAACAAATCAACCTTGCCAATCAAGCAAACAACATATCGTTGCCCAACTTCAACAACAACACCAACAACAATCCATTCAACATATTTGGACAGTTTGCAGATGGTGGATTTTTGCCAAGTGGTAAAATAGGATTGGTAGGCGAAAACGGACCAGAGTTGATAACAGGTCCAGGTAGAATAACACCAATGGAAGATGTCAACTTTGGCGGTGGCACCACCAACGTCACATACAACATCAGTGCTGTAGATGCACGAAGTTTCCAGCAACTGGTTGCAGAGGATCCAGGATTCATTCACGCAGTTGCAGAATACGGTGGTAGACAAGTTCCTAGGAGAAGAAAATGAGTGAAGCATTTCAATGGTTGATTGACACAGCAGAAACCATAAGCATGAATAGAAAACCACTGGTTGCAAAAACCTATTCAAGAAATGGTATTGTACGCAGTGTGAGTAGAGGATTCAACGTGTGGCGTTTTAGTGTAAAACTGCCAGATGGACGCCGTTGGACAGACGACAGAGAATATATTTCATATTTGGAAGCATTAAATGAAACAGGTGTAGGCGCATTCCAGTTCAACAACACTGGTTATGATTGGATGGTGAAATACTTGGGTGATCAAACCAGTTTCAATGACACCATACAAGTAAGTCTACCTGGTGTCGGTGACAACAACAATGAACTCACCATAGTAGGTGGAGTCACCATTGGCAGTGGTTTCTTGTTTAGAGCAGGTGATTTTATACAAACCAAATCAGGCGCAACCAAGGGCAGTGTTTACACAGTAAGAGAAGATGTGGCTTGGAATGCCACTGTGATAAAATGCCACAGGCCAATGCAAAGTGAACCAACTGCATTCTACAGTGCAAGTTCAGTAAACTTGCTGGTAGGGCCAAATGTTGAATGGGAGGTGCAGTGTGTTGAAATGCCCAACTGGACTTTCTTTGCAAGAGATCAAGTGAGTTGGAATGGCAACTTCATACTACAAGAGGTATTGACATAATGGCAGGAGCAAAACTCACAGGATTTACCAACATTGAAACAGGATTGTTTGTGCGTATGGAGTTTCCAAGACTCACATACAGAACAAGTGCAACTGCCAACTACAACAGCACACAAGTAAACCTAACATTCAGTGATTACAATAGACCTGTTTACATCTACAATGATGAACTAGAAACATCAGAAGAATATCTACCACTGGGCAATCTGGTTGGTATTACTGCACTGGAAAATGAAATGCGAGCCAGCAACAGCCCTGTGACAATGACCATAAGTGGCATACCAGATACCAGCATTGCAGAAGTGGTGCACAGTAGAATCAAAGGTTGCAAGGTAAAGATATTTAGAGGATTGTTTGATCCAGACACTGGCAATGTGTTGACCATTCCAGGCAGTGCAAATCCATTTGGTAGATTCACTGGATTTGTAGAAAACTTTTCGATTGCAGAAGATTTTCAATGGGAGAATGGTGTAAACTCACACAGAGTGACATTTGAACTTACCAGTAATGTAGAACTGCTGGCACAAAAAATAGCAGGCAGACAAACCAACCCAGAAAGTTATAGATACAGCAACAGATACTTGAGATTGGAAGATCCTAGTATGGACAGGATTGTAGCATTGGTTGGTGCTAATTTTGATTTTGGGAAACCTAGAGAATGAGTTTTATAAGTGATTTAGCCAAGTACGTTGTAAACAGTG